CCAAAACAAATAGACAATACCAACTTTTTAAATGAAACAACTGATTTAATTAATAACAATATAGACAATCCATTCTAATATGAAATACTTTGAAATACTATTTATTAAGCCTATTTGCCAAAAAGTAAATATAAATGGCTGGCAATTTGTTATTTATTGTAATTAATTTATATATTTGTATTATATTTTGATAAAACAAAAACAAATATCTGATTTATACAAAGATGCAAATCTTAAAGCTAATGCTCGAAAGCTATGCAATAATCGTTTCATTTGGGAAGACTTATATCAAGAAACATTTTTATATTTATATTCATTAGAAGACGAAAAGTTTAATAGGATAAACAATTTAAAGGCTTTTACATTCTCTGTTATGTTTGGCAAAGCTAATAATCAATCCCGTTCCTTTTGTCTCAACGGTAAAGATAACGTACTATTCGAAATGTGTAACTCATTTAAGTCAACTGATAATGTTAACCAAATTGATAACAATTACAACTATCAACTTGACACTGACTTTGAGAATGTATTTAATTTTTTAAACACTAACAAAAATATTAAAGAGTCAGACGTCTTCATTCTATTTGAAAACTTAGCTGGCAAAAAGCTCACCGAAATATCAAAGGAGTTAGATATCAATTACAGATTAGTTAAAAGAAACAAGGCTAGAATTATTAAACAAATAAAAACAAACGTAAAATTATGATTAAAGAAAATAAAGAGTTTATCTTAGGTGTGGTTGCATACGGTAACAAACCAGACGCATCCAACTCAATTATGTTAGCAATTGTTAATGAATACGCAGAGCTTACAGGAGAAACAATTGATTTAACTAAATGCTTAACTTGTGGCGAAAACAGTATATTTGATAAGATATACAAGTATGCAGTTGATAATGAACTATGGGAAGTTAAAGAGAAACCAACTAAAAAATCTAAGTAATGGAAGTATCAGTAACTGAATTATTAGACTATCATATAGCTAAGCTACCTGATAATCATTTAAAGAAACGTCAAGTACTTGCAATGGATTCAGAACAATACAAACAACTTTGTACTGAGTTGAAACGTGAGGTTAAAAAATATAGAGGTTACCGAGTTTTAAAAGTAGTAGACGATGAGCTTTGAGAATTACCTATTAGAATTAGGATATAAAAAACAGGTTTATGATCATAAAACACAAACCTTAGTAGATGTTAAAGAGTTTGATATTCTTTCAACTATGGGACATATATGCTTTTTTTACACTAAAGATAATCACAAACAAATAGTTTGGGGATTACATGAAATACATAAGCCACCTACTTTAATCAGTCCACGTCCTTACTTTATATCAAACGACGACGAAATGAATAGGTGCATACTATCACATACTAATGAGGAACTTTATAACTTAATTAATTAATGAGAGATAAATTTGAAAAAATAGTTATAGGTTTGCAAATAATATTAGGTATTATTGCTGTAGCAACTTTAATTAAATTATTAATTGAAATATTTATTTATACTTGGTTTTAAAATGCAGGACGAATACGAAAATATAAACTTTTGGAATAATGACTAAGATTCATAAATACTTTAATTTTGAACTCATGAAATGGATTGACGGGTATAAAATATTCGGTGTCTATTTTCTTAAATTAAGTCTTTATAAAGAAAAAACAAAATATATAATATCATTTAAATTACCGTAATGGCAAACAATAAGTCAGTAGATTTCATAAATGCATTAGAAGACTACGCTAATGAATACATCAGAGAATGTTTAGCACACACTAAAGAGGTTGCAACAGGTTCAGGTAAGATAGTTGAAATACAAGAAAGGCATATACCTACAATAGCCTATTTTCTTAACGTATGGCTACCTTTATTAAAGTTTGATACAATTGCACGTAAAACTTATTATGCGTGGCGTAAAGGCGATTGTGAGCTTAAAAGTAACACTATAAAAAATATAGACGAGTTATTTCAATCTTTAGCTGGCGATATAGTTGCTAATGAGGGTAAAGGAATATTCTATGCTAAGAATAAATTAGGTTGGTCGGATAAGATTGACTCGAATGTTAATACCTCAATTAGTGTTTTAAACTTAGATCCATTGGATGATTCAAAAGACAACCTCCTTACTTAAGATAGCATCTTTAAAGAAAAGGATTAAAGTAATAAGAGGTGGGCAAGGTGCGGGTAAAACTATTTCAATATTGATATTGTTAATTAACCACGCAGCATCAAAGCCAGATAAAGAAATACTTATACTATCGTCTGAGTTAACTAAAATGCGTTTAACGGTTATTAAAGACTTTGTTAAGCTAATGAGGTTAATAGGCATCTATGACGATTCACGTTTCTTAGCGGGGACGTTATACCGATTCCCTAACGGCTCATTCATTAAGTTTATTGGATTAGATAAGTCAGACGTTGGTAAAGGTTTACGTTCCGATGTCGCTTACTTCAATGAGGTTAATAAGATTGACTTTGAAAGTTATAGGCAAGTGGCTTCACGTGCTGGGCAAGTCTATGCCGATTATAATCCAGATGCCGAATTTTATATTGATACCGATATTGTTGGACGTCCCGATTGCGACTTTCTACAACTTACCTTTCAGGACAACGAACTACTATCTGAAAACGAAAGGAGCGAAATATTAAACTATTACACTAATGGCTATTATGAGAATGGCGAAGTTAAGAATAAGTATTGGGCTAATCTATGGAATGTTTACGGATTAGGTAACATTGGTAACTTACAAGGGGTAATATTTGAGAATTGGAATGAGGTTGATGCAATCCCTCCAAACGCCGAATTTATATCATACGGAATGGACTGGGGCTTTACAAACGATCCAACTACTTTAATCGAATGTTACCGATACAACGGCGAATTATACGTTAATGAGCTAATATACCAAACAGGATTAACCAATAGCGACATAGTCCTTAAAATGAATGAATTAGCTATCAATCGATATGCTGATATAATAGCTGATAGTGCCGAGCCTAAATCTATTGAAGACGTTTATCGAGGTGGGTATAAAAATATTTATCCAGCATCTAAAGGCCCTGACTCAATCCGTAATTCAATTGACACACTCCAACAATACACTATCAATATAACCAAGTCAAGTACTAATTTAATCAAAGAATTTAGAACATGGCGGTGGGCGGTTGACAAAGAGGGTAAACAATTAGGAACGCCGATTGACAAAGATAACCACGCTATTGATGCACTTAGATATATCGCTTTAAATAAGATTAATAAGTCATCTAAGATTGAATTATTATAAGTCCCTTTTATTAATTTTTAATACTTTAAAACAATGAGATTTGAAGATTTAACAGTTCAACAATATATTAGCTTAGCAAAGTTACCTAAAGACTTAGAGCCATTGGATAAGATAGCTAATGAAATGGCTATTGTAACAGGCAAAGCACTTGAAGAGGTTGAACTAATGGACGTTAATTACATCATGTCCAAAATAGCATTCTTAAAACAAGTGCCTACTAATTTAGATTTCAAGCGTAAATTAAGAATAGGTTTTAAGTATTACAGTCCTTCAGTTGAACTTACCAATATATCTGTTAATCAAATGGTTGACTTCTATTCACTTTATAAGAATGAAGCTCAACTTAATGAATTGTTGGCAGTTATTTATAAACCTATCAATGGCACTTACGATCATAAAAAGCATGAGTACATATCCAACAAAATGTTATCTAAAAGAATAGGCGACGTTTTAGGCGCGGTTTTTTTTTCGCTAAAATTTTACAGTCAATGCGAGAAACTTATCCAGGAATATTTGGAGAAGAGCAATCAGTTGTTAGCTCAGACGATGGAAGAGATACAGAACGACAAAGAGTTTCAGGATTTCTTGAGCAATGGGGCTGGGAGTACAATATAGACCAATGTGCAAAGAATGAAAGGGTAACATGGGACACAATATATAAATGGAACTTAGTTGAGTTTATGAACAAAATAAGTTACTTAAAGGATAAAGGTAAATTTGAAATAGCGTTGAATGGCATTAGGTGATGAAATAGATAAAATACTTGTTGAGTTTGGGGAGTCGACTGTAAACGATGTTAGAGCTAACTTAGATGCTGCGGTGTCTTATGGTGGGCAAGCGTCAAGGTTAAGTGCTAAGATTAACTACATACCACCACGTAATGTTAACGGGGCTATTGTTTTACAAATCGAAATGCCTAAGTACGGTTACATACTTGATAAAGGGCGTGGAGCTGGTGGTGAAATAAGTAGAGACGAAATAACATCATTAGAAAAGTGGATTGTAAGACGTGGTTTAAAGCCTAAGATGTCTGAAGCTCGAACTAAGATGTCAAAGGATAGGAAAGTTGCTAAGCCTATTAAAACACAAAATAGAGAGAAAGCAGTTAAACAGTTTGCTTTTGCCATTGCACGTAAGATACAAAAGAAAGGACACTCACAACCTTACAAAGATAATAAGTTAGGGTTTTGGAGTAAAGTAATAAACGATGGTCGATTAGAAGAGTTGACTAAAAGAATAAGTGAAGTATTAAAAACAGAAGTAATAATTGAAATAAACGATGGCATTAGTAGTTAGTCAAACCCCACAAATATACACACCCGCTTATAATGAACAGATATTCGTTGCATTATCTAATCAGATAGCTATTAGTGATTTCTATTACTTAGTGCAATTCCAGGTAGGTGGCTCAATTATTTACACTAAAAAGATATTGCAAAGACCCGATGGCTATTGCGTATTTGATGCTATTGAAGTTGTTAAGAATTATATTAAGCATTCATTCAATCCAACGGTTAGTAATATTACTCATGCCGTTGATTCAGCAGTTGCGGTTACTGTTTACATTAAAGAGTTTTATTCGGGTGCAGTTCAAAGTACTTACACTTATAACTATGTAGCTTGGAATGCTTGTTTAGATTCACTTACATTTAGCACTTATAATTATTTAAATTATATAACTAATGCAAATAGTGATGGTGTTGTTAAATTTTTATCACCAAATGCAAATGAGTTTTTAGTTCCAAATGCTAAAATTGATATGAAAGCAGATAATTGGTTGCACTTTTTTAAAAATGATATTTCTAATATTACTATTTATTTATACAATTTTAAAGGATTGTTAAAGGGAACTATAACTAAAACTATTCCAAGCGGTGCATATATCCATTATTTAAACGCTGGTGTTAAGTTATGGGATGGTTCAGGAGTAACAGTTGTGGTTGGCGATATTTTAGAAATAGTATTTACAAGTTTAATCGGAAGTCCTTTCCCACTTGAATATACATATACAATATCATTTACATTTACAGATGTTTGCTCAAAATCAGTTCAATACAATGTTTACTATTATAAGCGTAATGGTGCAATTGGATTTAAAACGTTTGAATTAGTTAGTCAAGAAACACTAACTAAGAAAACGAATACAGTTAGAATGAATACCAAAACATTAGTAGCTGGCGTTTATTCGGCTCCAACTTATGCAAGGGAAAAAAGCACCGTTTCAACTACAAGCCAAAAGTCAATTACTTTAAATACTAATTGGATTACAGAGCAACAAGCAATTGAATTGAATGAATTGTTTGATAGCCCTATGGTATGGTTGCAACTTGAAACAGGCGAATATAAACCGATTACAATAACTGATAACTCATATAAATTTAGTAAGCACGTTAATGATAAATTGTTTAACTATTCAATAACGGCTGATTACGATAATACAGAAACACGTCAAAGAGGTATATAATGGTAAGGACAAGATTAGAAATAGCAGATACAAGCGTACCATTTGGTGAACAGATACCAGTTAGCATTAACTATAATATTGCGGATGTTCGTGAGCCTGACAAGTTTAAAAGTTCATGGTCAAAGACAATTAACCTACCAGAATCAAACGCAGTAAATATATTATTTGAGAATGTATTTGATGTTAATGCAGTTACTAATACATTCAATAAGAATAAGAAAACTAAGGTTAAGTATTACGTTGACGATATTGTAAACTTAGAAGGGGATTTGCAATTACTTAAGATAACTATTAATACGGATAATTTAAAGACTTATGAATGTGCAATCAAAGGTGAGGGTGCATCTTTCTTTGCAGATATTGGAGAAAAATATATTACAGGAAATCCAGATCCATTGGATGATTTAGACTTTTCAGCATACGATCATGTTTATAATAGAACTAATCAAATACTTTCACGAAGTAATGCTGGCGATGGCGAAAGTTATATTTACGGTCATATTGAAAATGGTAATAACGGCGGGAATGAAACTATATTTAGTGTAGCCGATTTTATGCCTTTATTTCACGTTAGGGAATATCT